CCTGCCAAGAAATCTGTCTTGAAGTCGATCAAGGGCGGGAAGGACTGATCCTATGGCCCGCATGTCGGACTCAGAACTTCAGGGCATTGTCAAACAGAACATTGCCGGTGCTGTTGGGTCTGCTTGGGGAACGGGCGGATCGCAGATAGCCGAGGAGCGCCAGCGCGCCCTTGACTATTACTATGGCGAGCCGTTCGGAAACGAGGTTGATGGCCGCTCACAGGTCGTGTCCACGGATGTTGCGGACACGATTGAGTGGCTATTGCCGAACCTGATTGAGATTTTCCTTGCGGGTTCGGACGTGGTTCGGTTTGAGCCGTCCTCCATGGAAGACGAGGCTGTTGCCAAGCAGGCGACGGAATATGTCAACCACATCTTCCACAAGGACAACAACGGCTTCCAGATTCTCTACGATATGTTCAAGGACGCGCTGTTGCAGAAGAACGGCGTTGCCAAGGTCTATTGGGAGGAAACGGACGAAACCAAGCGCGAGACGTTCGAGGGTCTGACTGAAGAAGAAATGGCCCTAATCCTTGACGACGATGACGTTGAGGCGATTGAGCATGAGGAAAGCGACGGTCTGCACGACCTGACCATTCTCCGCAAGGCGATGGACGGACGGGTGCGGATTGAGACATTCCCGCCCGAGGAGTTCGGCATTAGTCAGCGGTCTTCCTCGCTGTCAAGTGCGCCGTTCACCTATCACCGGATGGAAAAGACCATCACGGAACTGATTGAGGCCGGGTTTGACAAGAAGACCGTCATGGGAATCCCCTCCCACGACGAGGCGGAATATACGAGCGAGCGCCTGGCGCGCTTCAATCAGGAAGACGACATTGACATGTACGACGCGGGGGACGATGAGTCCATGCGTCGTGTATGGGTCTACGAGTGCTATATGCGCGTAGACTATGACGGAGACGGCCTAGGCGAACTCCGCAAGGTGACGGTAGCCGGTTCGGGCTATGAGGTTCTGGAGAACATTGAGATTGACGAGAATCCGATTGTCTCGATTACGCCGATTCCGATGCCGCACAAGTTCTTCGGTCAGTCCATTGCGGACCTGACGATGGACATTCAGCTTATCAAGTCCACGCTGATGCGGCAGGTGCTTGATAACGCCTATCTCATCAATAACAACCGCGTTGCGGTGAACCAGAATGTTAATCTGGATGATTTGCTGACCAACCGCCCCGGTGGTGTGGTTCGCATTGACTCGTCCGATCCTGTTGGCAACTCGCTTGCTCCCATGCCGGTCACGCCGCTTGGTGGTGCGTTCTTTGACACGCTGGAATACATGGATCAGGTGCGTGAGGCCCGCACGGGCGTTTCGCGCTACAATCAGGGGCTTGACCCCGACTCGCTGAACAAGACGGCCACGGGCATCAACCTGATGCAGTCGGCAGGCATGAAACGTCAGCAGATGATTGCCCGCGTCTTTGCCGAAACGGGCGTCAAGGAGATGTTCCGCAAAATCCTGCGGCTGATTATCAAACATCAGGACAAGGAGCGCATGATCCGGCTGCGTGGCGAGTGGGTGCCGATGGACCCGCGCGCGTGGAACGCAAGCATGGATGTGAGCGTCGAGGTCGGTATCGGCTACGGCAACAAGGAAGAACAAATGATGATGATGCGTGAACTGCTTAATGTGCAGGAACGCATTGTGTCCTTCCAGGGCGGCGCAGATGGCCCGCTAGTCAATCTTGAGAACATCCACAACACGACCAAGAAGTTGATTGAGTCGGCTGGTCTGAAGTCGGCTGATCCGTACTTCTCGGACCCGAACTCTCCGGAAATGCAGCAGGCTATGGCGTCCAAGGGCGAGAAGCCCGACCCTGAGATGATGAAGGTGCAGGCGGAAATTCAGGCCGATCAGGCCAAGACGCAGGCACAGTTGCAGGGCAAGGCGCAAGAGGCGCAGTTGAAGGCGCAGACTGACATGCAGCAGACACAGATGCGTGTGTCCCTGTCCCAACAGGAGCAGGCGGCGAAGCTGGAACTTGAGCGTGAGAAGATGTACGCCGAGATGCAGTTAGAGCGTGAGAAGACTGCTGCACAGCTTGCCCTTGAGGAGCAGAAGGCCAACGCGGAACTTGAGTTGCGCCGTGCGGAACTTGGCATGAACGCGGAAATGGAAACCAACCGGCTTTCAATCCAACGTGAGATTGCCGAGATTCAGTCCGAGACACAGGAGCGTGTGGCGAGCAAGGCGGCAGAGCGTTCACAGAATGAACAACCTCGTTCATCTGGTGAACAGCGCAGTGAGCAGCCCATCAACATCACGGTGGACGGTGCTGCGCCAAGCAAGCGCCGGATGCGCGTGGTTCGCGACGCGGACGGACGAGTTGAGGGCGTGGAGGAAGACGACTAATGGCGGTCGAAGAAGGCAACCTGCCGATTGGTGCCATTACCGACAAGGTTCTGGATACTTCGGTTGTCACGCAGACGGACGGGACAGAGGCGCACCGTGAGTCGGTGGTTATTACGGACCCCGAGAATCTTGCAAATCGTCAAGGCGTCACAGTTGATGGGTTGTCCAAGGTCGGAACCGTTGGTATTGAGTCTTCTGTAAATTCTTCAACAGTGGCGCTTGGGTCTGGGGCGACGTTCACCGGAACAGGTGAGCAGAATGACTATCCTGACGTGATGGTTTCGTGTCAGACTGACAACCCTGGAACGCTGTATTTTGATTTTTCAGTTGACGGGACAAACTGGACCACATTCCCTACGGCAGGATTTCGCGTTGCTTCTGGCATTCACGAATTTCATACCGCCGTCAAGGGGCCGCGCTATTTCAGAATAAGATTGGTCAACGACTCTGGATCGCAAAGTTACCTGCGCCTTTTTGTTTACTACGGGCTGTTTCGATCTGGAAACACACCTAATAATCAAAGCATCGGGCTGGACAGCGATGGGCAGTCAACCCGCCCGACCGACTATCAGGACGAGGTTGTGCGAGGGCTGCGGGGCGGCGTTACAAGCTGGAATAAGTTTGGGTACCGCAACAGTCTAACTGACGGCACAGAGCAAATCGTATGGGCGGCTTCCCCGAACCTGCCAACAATCATTACATCCGCCTCGACGTTCACCATCGCATACAACAATGCAACGGACGGCGCTGGTCGGACAGGTGCATTATCTTTGGTGGTATACTACCTCGACGCTGATGGTAATCAGGCTGTTGCGGTGCATACGTTAGGGTCTACCGGCAGCGACGTTACATCGTTCAGTGGTTTGGGTATCAACCGAGTGGCGGTAAACACCAACGGCGGTCTGACGTATAATGCCAATGACATCACCGTCACCGCGACCACAGGTGGGTCAGTACAAGCGGTCATCCCCGCGCTTGGCTCTGTCACACAGCAGGCGTTGTTCCATGTAGGCTTCAATCAGACCGCAGCGATGCAGTTACTGTTCTTCAACGTGAGCACAACAAACAAGGCGAAGGTTGTTGCACTGCGTGGGTATTCGTACAGCCGACTTGTCGGTACACGCTACGAGATTTACAGAGACACTATTGACACTTCGACAGGCTTGGAGCGCCTTATTGTTGACCCAATTAAGTTTAGAGCAGCATCCCGTGATGTTATCTACTTCACTGCAACTGCGTCGGGCGGCGGCGCAGCGGCAAACATTGTGTGCCGGTTTAGCCTAAACCTCTATGACAACACATAAAGATGCTTGCATCATTACTTTGCAATACCCCTCGCGCTGCACCCGTTAGATGGTATATACTTCCGGGTGGCGAAAGAACGCAAGACAAGGACTATGCGCTTGCAGTATTACAGAGGCTTCGCAATGAACTGTGGGATGCTGGAGACGTTCCGACCCCGCGTGAGAAGCCAAAGCGCAAGGCATTCAGATTCCTCGCACCAGCGGGGATAGCGTCCGAAAGGACATTCGAGGACGAGGACGACCTTTTGGCTGTTCTTGTCGCACTTTGGAGGTAGAAATGAAATTTTCTAACGCACCGACCAAAACCATGTCAAAGCTGAAGACCAGCTACGACAAGGGGTCAAACGTCAAGACTTCCCGGCTCAACGCCGGAAGCGACGAAGCGTTCCGTGGCAAGCGCGGCGGAACAAAGAAGTCCAAGAAAGCCATGAGCTACTAGCCCATGACGGACGGTGGGATGGACGAACGGCAGTTGCTTGCAGAGCGTGAGCGCGGCCACCAGGTCAAGCAGATTCTTGACAACCGGCATTTTCAGGATGCCGTGGAAGCGGTCAAAGACCGCCTATGGCAAGAGTTCTGTTTGAGCAAACTGGATGACGAAGACATGCGTTACCGGGTGAGATTGCAGCTTGATTTGCTTTCCAGCCTATTGCGCGCGCTTCGGCACCACATTGAAACGGGCGAGATGGCACATACGTCGCTTGCTCGATCTCAAAACCCGGGTCAACCTTGGCCCAAACAGGGAGGTCAGAAATGACCGATCAAACCGTTACCCAGAACTCTGGAGCGGACGTAAAGTCAGCAGCAGCGCGAATTGATGCGATCTTCAGCCAAGAGTCGGCACCCGAAGTCGCACCGGAAGCGCAAACTTCACCGGAACCCGTTGAAACAGACGCAGAGCCGAATGGCGATGTGACCCACGTTTTGCAGCCGGACGAAGCGGAGGACACCGACGAGGTGTCACAGGATGCCAACGCAGAGGCAAACGCCGACGCGGAGGAATCTGACGGACAGGCAGATAGCGAGCCTGAGGCTGAACCCACGGAGGACTATGAGGTTCCCGAGACCCTTTCCGATCTTGCAGCCGCGTTGGAGGTGGAAGATCTTTCCAACCTTCGCGTGAAAGCCAAGGTCAACGGCGAGGAAGTCGAGGTGCCGATTGCAGAGGCCGTCCGGGGCTACCAGCGACAGCAGGACTATGACGCCAAGATGTCCGAGGTCCGGTCTGAGCGAGATAAATTCGATCAGGCTGTGGATCAGGCAACAAAAACGTGGCAGTCAAAATTTGCGACGTTGGACGGACTTGTTCAAGACTTGCAAGCGCAAGTGGCCGGGCAAGAGCCGAATTGGGAAAACGTCCTTGATACTTATGGCGGTGATGAAATGCAGCGCCAGAAGTTGATGTGGGACCAAAAGCAGGCTGTTTTGCAACAGGCGCAGGCTGAACGCCTGCGTGTCGAGCAGGAACGCAGTCAGCAGTCTGAAGCACAAAAGCGGGAATGGGCTGAGAATGAGCGCAACCGCCTTTTGGCAGCATGGCCGGAACTCGGGGATTCCAAAAAGTCGGAACCCGTTGTGAAGGAAATGCAGCAGTATCTGACAGACATTGGCTACAACGCCGATGAACTGGCTGATATGCTCGATCACCGTCAGTATCTCATTGTTCGGGATGCGATGCGGTATCGGGGGCTTGAGGCATCCAAACCCGAGGCCAAGAAGAAGGTCAAGGGGCTTCCCAAGGTTCTGAAGGCAAACGCGCCGAAAGGCAAGGACACCATCCAGCGGGACAAAGTGACTACCATGAGTCGGAAACTTCGCAATACCGGCTCCGTGGACGATGCAGCATCCATTTTCAAGGAAATGGGCATTTAGTCGGGGCGCGGGTTGTGATCCAACCCTAATGGAGTAGTCCAATGGCCGAAGCGCCAACAAATACGTTCCTTTCGTTCTCTGCGGTCGGTAATCGCGAGGACCTCACCAATGTCATTTATGACATTTCCCCGACCGATACCCCGTTCATGTCGGGTATCGACCGAACCGATGCGACCGCCGTTCTTCACGAATGGCAGACGGACTCGCTTGCAGCGGCTTCCTCGTCCAACGCTACCTTTGAAGGTGGTGATGCGACTTCGGACGCTGTGACGGCGACCACTCGTCTGAGCAACACCTGTCAGATTTCCGACAAGGTGCCGCGCGTTTCGGGTACGCAGGAGGCCGTCAACAAGGCCGGTCGGCGTTCCGAACTGTCGTATCAGGTTGCCAAAATGTCCCGCGAACTCAAGCGTGACATGGAGTCGATTCTTCTTCGCAATGGCGCGGAAGTGACCGGCGACGCAACCACCATCCGCCAGCTTGGTGCAGTGAACTCGTGGCTTGACACGAACACCAGCGCCGGTTCGGGTGGTTCGGACGGTTCTGTGGGCAATACTGCCCGCACGGACGGCACGCAGCGCACGCTGACTGAGGCGCTCCTGAAGGACGTTATCAAGTCAACGTGGGATGCGGGCGGCGATCCTGATTGCATCATGGTCGGCTCGTTCAACAAGCAGAAGATTTCCGGTTTCACCGGCAATGCAACGCGGTTCAAGGGTGCTGAAGACAAAACCCTTGTCGCCGCAATCGACATCTATGATTCGGACTTCGGGGAACTTCAGATTGTCCCGAACCGTTTCATGCGTGCGCGCGATTGCTTGGTGGTCCAGAAGGATATGTGGGCCGTTGCCTACCTGCGCCCGTTCACCCTGTACGATCTGGCAAAGACCGGCGACTCCGAGCGTCGTCAGCTTTTGGCAGAGTACACGCTGGAATCCCGCAACGAAGCGGCTTCTGGCGGCGTGTTCGATCTTTCGACCAGCTAACCGTGAGAGGGGGCATTCGCGCCCCCTCTTAACTTTGGAGGTGACTATGCGGTTTCTTATCGCACTTTTTGCCGTTACTTTTCTGTGGTCCAG